TTCCGCTGAGAGTAACGCCACGCAACTTGGTAAAGCACTACAAGACCCTATTAAGGGTTTGACTGCGCTTACCCGTTCCGGTGTCACGTTCACGGCTGCGGAGAAGGATCGCATTAAAGCAATGGTTGCCGCTGGCGATACTGCCTCGGCACAAAACCTTATTTTGAAGGCTATCGAGTCTCAGGTTGGTGGGACGGCTGCGGCGACTGTCACGGATACACAGAAAATGTCTGTGGCGTGGGGTGAGTTGCAGGAGAATTTCGGTAAGGCAGTTCTGCCTATTGTTACGACTATTTCACAAAGTGTTATTCCTTTTCTTGAAAAGTTGACTGCGAAATTTTCTGCGCTTTCGCCGGGCGCTAAGACTGCTATTGTTGCGTTCGCTGCTTTTGTTGCAGCTATCGGGCCGGTGTCGTTCATTGTCGGTAAAACAATCACTGGCGTTGTTGGCGTTAAGAACGCTGTTGTGTCTATGTCTGGTGTGGTTACTAAAGCCATTGGTGGTTTGCAAAACTTCGCTACGGGTTTCAGTAACGCTAACGCCGCACAATCCGCTTTTGCCACTAACCTCACTAAGTTTGGTGGGTATGTTAGTTCAGCCGTTTCCGCTGTAACTAACTTTACTGTAAATCTTGCTAAGCAGACGGCTGCGCTTGTTGTTCAGGGCGCTCAATGGGTTGCGACTACTGCAGCGATGGTCGCGCACAAAATCGCTTCTGTTGCTATGGCTGCGGCTACTGTTGTTATGACTGGCGCCCAGTGGGCGTTAAACGCTGCCATGCTCGCTAACCCTATTGGCCTTGTTATCACTGGCCTTATCGCGCTCGGTGCCGGGCTTGTATTGTTGTGGAACAAGTCGGAGACGTTCCGTAACATTCTTGTCGGCGCGTGGGACGCTATCAAAAACGGGTTCGGTGTGTTGTGGAACTTTGTTCGCCAAATTCTTGGCACGTGGGTTCAAGTATGGACAAACGTTGTCGGTAAAATCCTTGACGGTGCTGTGCTCATGTTCGGGTGGATTCCCGGCATTGGGCCGAAGCTGAAAGAAGCCCGCGATAAGTTTAAAGAATTCGCTGACGATGTTGTCAACAAAATTAAAGGCACTGAGGAGCCTGCCGGGAAGTCCGGTAAAATCGCTGGCGAGAACTATGTTAACGGTTTCAAAGCCGGTGCCGAGAACGCGCCTACGGTTATTCAAAAGGTTGGCACTAAGGTAACAACTACGCTCGGTAAGGCTGTCGTTAAAGAGGCAGTACAACAGGGTCCGGTTGTTGGTGCCGCCGCGGTGTCTGGTCTTCTTGGTACGCAGGGTGCGGTTAATGCCGCGTACGCTGCCGGTGAGGGTGTCGGTGTCGCGTACAATAACGGTGTCGCTAGTGTTGTAAAGAATACGCTTGGTGCTCAAAACACTGGCGTAACCATGACAAGTTTTGAGGACAGTGCCCGCAATATCGCTAGAGGCATGGGTGCTGCTACGGCTAAAATTTTTGCTGAGAAACCTGTTGTTGATACTATCGCTGACCCTGTTGCTAAGGGCGTGAAGTCTGCTGTTGAGTCCATTAAGGATAAACTTAAAGGCGCGTTTAGCGACTGGTTTAAAGAAGGTTTAGACAAACTTAAAACACAGTTGAAAGACGCGGAGAAAGCGTTTGACGATTTTAAGAACACTGTGTCTAATGCTATTAGTGGCGCTATTAACTTCAGTGACGCTGCTCAAGAGTTCGACGACCAAGGCAACAAGGTTGGTAAATCGTTTATCGAGAAATTAACGTTGCAGGCTGAGCAGGCGAAAAACTTTGCGTCGAAAGTGCGTGAACTTATCGCCGCTGGTTTGTCGAAGGAAGCATTGACGCAGGTTCTTGCTGCCGGTGTCACTGCCGGTACGAATATTGCTCAGGAACTTATTGCTGGTGGTGCTACCGCTATCGGTACGACGAATGATTTAGTTTCAGCAACACAGTTAGCAGCCGACGAAGTGGGGACACTCGCTGCAACGAACTGGTTTGGTGCCGGCGTGAAATCAGCTGACGAAACTTTGAAAGGTTTCCAGTCAGAGTTTGGGCCGAAAGGCGCAAGCCGGGCAAAGATTCTTCGCATCATGGATAATCTTGCTGATTCGATGAATCGTAACGCCACGATCACGGTGACGACGGTGAACCGTATTGTGACTGAGAACATTCCAGCAACTACGTTTGGTGGGTTCCGCGCTGCCGGTGGGCCGGTGTCGGCGTCGACGGCGTATGTTGTTGGCGAGAATGGTCCTGAAGTGTTTGTGCCGAGTGCCGCCGGTCAGATTGTGCCGAACATTGGCGCAACATCTACGATGTCTGGTATAAAAACTGGTGCAGTATCTAATGCTGGTGGGAACAATTACCAGATCACTGTTCAGGCTGGTGTTGGTGACCCTCGCCGGATTGGTGAAGAAATCGTTTCGTTTATTAGCCGGTTTGAGAAGGCTAACGGTCCCGTTTACGCTAAGGCCGTCTAATGGTTTCCTATAACCCTCAAGTTCCGTATAACACGACAGCGCACGACTATACGTCCGATTTACCGTATGACGGGTTCAGCCCGGCACCGGGTGACGGTAACAGTCCGTGGAAGATTGAACTCGCCATTGACCTTGCCGCCAATGGCGTGGGTGACTTTTTCACACTTGACGACCCCGTAAAAGGTGTCCTCGACAACGCCACGTATCTGCTCGCTGGTGACGTTCTTGTTGACATTACGGGTTGGGTTCGTGACCTTGACATTAAACGGGGCCGGTCGCGTGTGTTGGAGAAGTTTACTGCCGGTTCTTGTCGTGTCACTCTCGACAATCGTGAACGCCTATTTGACCCGCTGATGACGGCTTCCCCATTCTATGGGTCTATTATTCCTCGTAAGCAAATCGTTATCAGCAACAATAACATTCCCGTGTATCAGGGCAACGTTCAAGATTGGGACTTTTCCTATAACGTGAATGGTGACGCTACGGCGTCGCCGTCGAGTAGTGACGGTTTCGCGTTCTTTGCGCAATCAAATCTTGCTCCGGGCACTGCTACTTCTCAGCTGTCTGGTGCTCGTGTGGGTAGTGTGTTGGATGAGTTGGCGTGGCCTGATGGTCAGCGCGATATTGCTACCGGGCTTGCGACGTTGGCGGCTGATGTTGTTGACGATACACAGAATGCGCTTACGTATTTGCAGAAAGTTGAGACGACTGAGAACGGCGCAATGTTTATCGGTAAGAACGGTAAGTTTACTTTCCGTGACGCGTCCCTACCGGTCTATAGTGGCGTGGAGTTTGGTGATAACGGTATTCCGTTCATTGACTATCAGGTTGCTTACGGTGTTGAGGAATTGTGGAACAAGGTTAATATCGTGTGGAGTGCCGGCACAGCTGTGGGTGGCACTGTCACAGTTGACGATACTGTTTCGCAAGGTAAGTATGGCGTATTTGAAGTAACGTACGACACGCTTCTTAATGGGTCGTCGCCGGCGCTTGCGCTTGGTTCGGCAATTATGGACGCGTATTCTGAGCCGAAGTATCGTATTGACCAGATTACTGTGTTGATGGAAGCGTTAACGTCGGAGCAGCGCGTTAACATTTTATCGCTGGAACTTGCTGACGCGGTGCTTGTGTCGTGGCAGAGTTTCGGCCCGGCGATTACGCAGTATTGCATTATTGACGGGATTGAACATAAGGCCGACACGTCACGGCATACGGTAACGTTTACTTTGTCCGAGACAACGATTGTTTCTTAGGGGTTTGTGATGGCTGATTTTATTTCAGGTACCGTGTTGACGGCGGCGAGCCTTGACGCGGCTTTTAATCAGGTCATTGTCAACGCCCAAACTGGAACGTCTTATACGCTGGTGTTTACAGATCAGGGCGGTATGGTGACGATGAGCAACAGTTCAGCCAACACGCTCACTGTCCCCCCTAACTCGTCGGTTGCGTTACCGGTGGGGACTACGGTTCTTGTGGCGTCCCTTGGTACTGGTCAAACTAGCATTGTTGCCGGTGCTGGTGTTACCATTAACGGTACGCCGGGCCTGAAAATTCGTACCCGCTATTCGGCAGCTACTTTGATTCAATTATCTGCGGATAATTGGATTGTTGTGGGTGACTTGAGTGCCTAGCCCAATCGTTCTTGTTGTACCGGTTGGCGGTAACGTTGCAGCTGAAACGCCGTCGTTAACGTATTCCGGCTACGGCCAGTTCACAATTACGAACTATGACGCTAACTTGACGTATAACATTACCGGTAGTGGTTCACGAACCGGCAACTTGTTCTATGTCACGGCAACTAGCGGTAACGCAACGGTGTCGACGACGACGCCGAAGGGGCAAACGTCCGGTAGTCGTACGGCGTACCGGTTACCGTATGGAACGTATTTCGTTCAAACGGGGCCAGCGTATGTGAACTACTCAACTTCATACAACGGTGGCACGTACTACGCGCAAGACCAATGGAACCCAAACGACGGATCACCCGCTGGTTTCTACGCCGTCATCACGCCCGGCTATTACGCTGCTTACGACTACAGCGGCTCAGGGTACACGTACAGTTCAACCTTTAACGAATGGTGGAAGATAGTATGAGCAGCACATACCCCGGGTCTATAGACTCCTTCACCAACCCAATATCAACCGACCCATTATCCGCGCCGGCGCACGCGTCGCAGCACGCTGACATTAACGACGCCGTTGAAGCAATCGAAACAGAGTTAGGCGTTACCCCTTCCGGTACTGCGGTAACTGTAGCGGCACGTTTAACGGATATTGAAGCAACCGCTGGAGGTATTGCCGCGAACGCTGCCGCCGCCGCCTTGTCGGCGTCACAGTCGGCGACTTCTGCTTCTGCCGCGTCAACGTATGCGACGAACGCGGAAAACGCTTTCGATAATTTTGATGACCGGTATCTTGGTGCGAAAGCGTCGGCGCCGTCGGTGGATAACGACGGTAACGCGTTGATTACTGGCGCGATGTATTTCAACTCCACGCAGGGGCAGATGTATGTTCGTACCGCTGCCGCCGCGTGGGTGTCACTCACTGCCGCAGTGTCTACTTCGATTAGTGCTAACACTGCCGCGCCAGCGTTACAAATCACGCAGACGGGTAGTGGTGCGGCGTTGCTGGTGGAGGATTCCGCGTCACCGGACGGGTCACCATTCGTGGTGGATGCGAGTGGCAACGTCGGTATTGCCGCAACGTCTCCGGCAACGCTTCTTCAGATTGCTACTACGACTCAGACGAGTCTTGCGAACGGAACGCTCGGCACGCGCGCTGAAGGCACTGTTCTGCTTCAGTTACCTTCCGGTGGGACGCAGGGTGACGGCCAGTTGGGGCCAAGCCTGACGTTTGGGCGCATCAACTCTGGTCGTCGTGGTGCGTTGATTGCGGCGGTGCAGACGAGTTCGGACGCGGATCAAACTGGTCTGTTGTTTGCGGTGCGTTCT